TCCGTACCGGTCTTTCCCGTCATGCGGGCCTTGCAGATATGGCGATTGCTATGGGAGTAGTTACTGGAGATAAGTCATATATGCTTGGTACCGAGAAAATTGGTTATAGAAAAAATTGGGAAAACGATGTAGAGTTCTGGGATAAAAAGGCATTGCCCTTGCTTGAAGAAACGCTCAAGCAAAAAGTATGCTATGGTACATCTATAGCTGAGACTATTGATGAAATAGAAACAGAAGCTATAAAGGAATAAAAAAATAAAAGCTAAGGGCAACCTTAGCTTTTTTTGTCTTTATAGTATAATAACTGTATGAAGAAAGAAAAGCTTCAGATTAATACCGATTTTTTTGAAAACGTTGTAGCCTGTCAAGCTTTAACCAATTCTTATTATACATCTCTGGTTATTGATCATCTTAATCCGGAGAACTTTAAAGTCCCCGGCAATAAACTGATTGTAGGTATTATTAAGGACTTCTTTACCAAAAGGCAGGCGTTACCTACTATTACTGAGATAAAGACTTATCTAAAGAAAGAAGAAGAAATAAAGCTCTTCAAAGATGCCTTAATAAGTTTTAAACAAATTGAAACTAACGGCAATATTAATGAACTAGTTACCAATACTGAACTTTTCTTTAAAGAAAGAGCAGTATATAATACTGTACTGAAAATCGTTGATGATGTAAGCAACGAAAAGTCAGATTACAGTAAGTTTCTTGCTTGGTTTGAGAAAGCCTGTAATATAACCCTGGTTAATGATATTGGGCTAGATTTTTACGGAGACTACGAAAGAGTAATCAGAGAACTAGGCACACAAAACGAAACTATTCCTACAGGGTGGGGGTTTATTGATAGTAAGATCGGCGGTGGTTTAGCAAAAAACGGCCGAGCGTTGTATTTGTTTTTAGGGCCGACCAATGTAGGTAAGAGTATTTTCTTAGGTAACGTTGCTAGTAACATGGCAAGTAAGGGCTTAACTACAGTTCTTATTTCTCTTGAAATGCCTGAGATGATGTACGCGAAGAGAATCAGTAGCCATGTATCTAAGATTCCTATTAATGATATTCAATCTCAGATACCAGTACTTGAGAACTTCTTTAAAGAAAACGTAGACGCCCGTAAGCGTAAGCTTATTATCAAAGAGTTTCCACCTAAGAGTATAACTGTCAATGGCATTAAGTCGTATCTAGAATCTTTAGTTAAATCCGGTATTAAACCGGAAGTATTAGTAATCGACTACCTCGGACTTATAAAAGCGTCTAGCGGGGATAATTCATATGAACAAGGTAAGGCAGCAGCAGAAGAGCTTAGAGCGCTTTCCTACTTCTTTAATATGCCTGTAGTTAGTGCTATACAAACAAATAGAGAGGGTATGGAAAATCCAAGTCTTGATACAGTAAGCGAGTCTCTAGGGGTAGCGTTTACTGCCGATGTTGTTTGGGCTATCTATCAAGAAGAGGGAGATCAAGAATTAGGTATTATTAAAGTAAGCGGTATTAAGAACCGTCTTGGACCTAAGCACGGGGCGACTGCGATGCGTATTGACTACACCGCGCTTTCTCTCACTGAAGAAAAAGCATATATTGGTCTTACCACTAATAAATCCGGCAACAATTTAGACGAACTTACTAATATTGAAAATAAGCTGGAAAACATTGCAGAATAGATTAAATAGTACTAGTGAGTGTCAACTTTGAGAAAATCTTTGTTTTTACCGATTTCGATCTAGACGGATCGACATCTTTGTTACAATTGCATTGGCTTTTAAAAGCAAAACCTGGCCAATTAAAGTTTAAATCTACTACCGTATCTAACTTTCGGCGCGAATATCTGACGTGGTTAAATGAGAATAAGCCTACAGATTTTGATACGATTTATATTTTAGATCTAGATGTATCTAATAGTGCAGATTTAATAGACAAAAAAAACTTTGTTATATTTGACCATCACCTCTCCCATGTTGAGAACGGAGCAGTATATAAAGAGGCTACTACTAATTTAATCGAGACTACTAGCTGCGCAAAACTTCTGTATAAAACTTTTAAGCCTACTACCTTTACTACCGAGCAAAAACTTTTAATAGCTTTAGCTGATGATTATGATTGCTATGCTTTAAAAATACCACAATCATATGAAATCAATTGTTTGCTGACTAATATGCAGAAAGCAACCGGTACACAGAAAGCCGAAAGATTTATTACACGTTTTTTTAATGGGTTTAACGGGTTTACCGCTCAAGAAAAGAACGTTATAAAAGAACATATTGTTCGTAGAGATAAAACTATAAGTGAACTTCAAATTTTTAAAGGTAATGTTTCTATAGGCGGAAAAGAAAGAAGCGTATACGGTACTACTGGAGACCGCTTTATAAATGAAATTTGCGATCATCTAATAAAAAACTATAACCCCGATATTGTATTTTTTGTTAATACGACTATGTCTCGTGTCTCTTTTCGCAAAGCAAAAACTTGTGAAGTCGATTTAAGTAAACTAGCTGCTAGACTCTGCGAAGGAGGCGGACATGAATATGCAGCGGGCGGTAAAATTACTGAGACATTTATGAATTTTACCAAACTACTTACTTTAGTAGAAAAAACATGTCTGGCGTAGTTGGAGCTTTAGAAGAAGCGGTACTAGAAACCCCTTTAATAACTCTTTCTCGAGATGAGGTAGAAATTGAATTAGTTAAATTCGGGTCTTTCTGTTCTATTATTCATAACAAGAAATTAAATAATGTTGCAATATTTTCTTTGCTGGTCAAGAATAACACTTATTGCAAAATATTTATGAATCTGACTGCATCTGATTCTAAGAGAGAAGCAATACTACTCTTTTTAAAGTATAATAGTAATTTATGCCGTAGCAAAGTTGTGAGAGAGATACTAAAATCACAGCTTAAATGACCGGCCCAGAAATTTACAATACATATCTAAGTATATCTCGCGGTCTCAAGAATAAGCCATGGAAACCGCGCAAAGACTTTGAAGGCTTTGAAAAAACAGAAGCCGGGGTACTATGTCTTAGATTAGAGCTTTTCTTTAAAAGATTCCCACAAATTAATCCTAGAGATTTCTTCACTGCTCCTTATGAGTTATATAGAGATGAAGAATATTTTGAATTAAAATTCTATCTCACCCAGAAAGCTATTAGCTGCTATTCTATTGTACAGAAACAAAAGCAAGAGCTGTCCCCTGATACAGAGGAGCAATTAAAATTTATCTTAAGCAGCATTAAATACGTAGCAAACAAATGCGTCACTGAAAAAATCTCATTTGATACATATAGCACTCGTAAAAGCGGGTACGTATATGATTGTATCTCAGATTATACAAACAATTTTATTAGTATCTATTTTTTGCTTGCTTTACCTAGCTTTAACGCTATATTTGACAGTATGCCTTTGCAGGATAAAGAAATCTATTTTAGAAATACATACAAAGATATTGTAAAATTTAAAACTAGATTAAATAATTCTGTAAAAGCTAAAAAACTAATAAACGAATCAATTAAACGACTAACATTACTTGACTAAAACTAACCCTATACTACTATCTTATTAATATGAAACCGTACAATTCTAACATGTTTGAGAGTATCAAGAACGCCCTTGACAAGGCTAAGACTAAGAGCTCTGGTGGATCTGCTTATCGTAACCTCCTTCAGCTTGAGGCACCGTCTACATATGTAGTGCGCCTTTTGCCTAATATCAAGAACCCGGAAGAGTCTATTCTTCATTACTTCCATCATGGCTGGAATAGTATTAATACTGGACAGTATGTGAGCGCTGTCTCTCCTTCTACCTGGGGTGAGCGTTGCCCGGTCAGCGAGCTTTACTTTAAGATTCTTCGAGACGGTTCAGAACAAGATAAGGAGCGCGCTAAGGCTAATCTTCGTCGTAAGGAGAACTGGCTCGTTAATGTGCTAGTTGTTAACGACCCGAAGAAGCCAGAGAACAACGGTACTATCAAGGTACTTCGTTATGGTCGTCAGCTTGATAAGATTATTCAGTCTGCTATTAATGGAGATGACGCCGAAGAGTTCGGCGCTCGTATCTTCGATCTTTCTCCAGAAGGCTGCAATTTGCGCATCAAGGTTGAACTCGTCTCTGACAAGCCCGGCGCGCCTAAGTACCCTACTTATACCGCTTCGAAGTTCTTGAATGCTTCGCCTATTGAAGGTATTGATGATGATAACATTCAAGAGCTTTACAATAGTATCTACGATCTTAATACCTTTGTTGAGCGTAAATCTGCTACAGAGCTTAAGACCTTTATTGATGAGCATTTCTATGGAAAGAATAGCGAAGCTACTCCTGAAGTAGAAGATACCGCGGTTGAAGGTGTTACCGTAGAAGAAGACGTTTCTTATGAAGCTCCGGCCCCTAAGAAGGTTGCCTCTGCCCCGGTTACTACAGCTAAGACTTCAGCCCCCGCCCCGGTTCCTGCTGCTAAGCCAGCCTCTACTCATGATGATAAGGTTGCTGCACTTCTTGACGGTCTTGACGAT